TATTCTTATTGTACTTTCTACAAACATAAGTGTAGATACAGACAGTATCATCATCTTCATAGGATTTGTTATTGGCATCTTCATTGACAGAAGAATACAGTATTGCCTGTACATCTTCTGACAACGTACTAAGAGAAGCCTCTTCTTTTATTATGATTTCCAATGGAGAACCAGTTCTTGGATCTCTTCGACATACATAATGAGTCAATGGAAAGTATCTGGCTGGTCCTTTATTCGGTATGTGAAGTAGAACATTACCTGATACTAATAGATGCTTAAAGCACATGAACATAACAGGACGTAACTCTGCGTCGTCTACCTGTCTAAGAACATCTCTTTCATGTTGTACCAGAGACCTTTCAAAATCAGCCTTCTCTTCTGGTGCCAACTCTTCAATCAACTTCTCTGTTGTTGGGGTTAATCTATATTGAAAGAACCCTCTTTGACTTGGAAGAGTTACTAAAAGAAACTTACTGGCAAGGTTATTAACTCCTCTACTACCAATACTTTGATAAGGATCAGGGATAGGAGAGTTCTGACTGCCTTGTGCTGGTGGATATAGATAAGGAATTGTTAGAGATGCAATCTCTTCAGCCCTGTTGACATATTCCTGTCTACCAGAAACCAGTCCCTTATATCTTTCATCTAAGGTACTGCTATTACTAGAGTTATATTCCATTGCCATTATAAGTTATCCATAAGAAACACTACCAGATTTTCTGGGAGTATTAAGTCCAACAGTAAGTGCTCTTCTTCCCATCACCTTTCGTCGTCCAGTTCTCTTATCTCTTTCACCGGGTGCCAAGACTACTTCTCCTGGCGTTTCTTCTGGAGGAGGATCTTTTGGAGGAGGAGGAGGTTTCGGTATTTTCGGACTTGAGAAACACATCAATAGACTCCTTACTAGATCCAGTATTCTGTTTATCTTTAATAGCTTTTAAGTAGCTGACGACCTCTGCATGCCCGGCCCTTAAATATAGATTAGGTACAGTCTCATCTCTGAGTGGAGGACCACAACTAAACCTTTGCTCCAAACACTTTATCAAGGCACCACTAATAAGAGGAAACTCTAAAGTTGCCACAGTTTTCTGCCTTCTTAAAGGGGGGACAAGTTGTTTACCTTGCTGCTTCCCTAGTCTCCAATTCTAATAGGGCTACCTGTTCCTTTTTCTTCGACTCAGCATAGGCATAAAGCAAGATAGAGTAATTCACAATGTCTAAGATAGTATCTTTAAGACTCTCATCATCAACCTTGAAGCTACCACCTTTACAGAACGTACTGAGTCTAGACATCTTGTCAGTCAACCTGACTAGGAACCCCTTCTCAGTAGTAGTGATCCCCATACTCTCTACTCTGGAGAAATTCAGGAAAGGGAATTCTTTATCCTCACCTCCAGAGTAATCATGATTCTTTTTTTTCATCAAGTTCCAAGCCTCACTTGTCAAATCATCATGAAGCTTGAGTAAATCATCCCGATTCATTGGGGGTTCCATAGTGTAATCTCCTTGGTATCAAAAGAATAGTTTTCAGATTGCAATATTCGTGACACTCTAGCTTGGACTAAAGCATCCTTCTCACCTTTGCCTGCCTTGATGTAAGCAGACACAACATTGTACCATGCATTGTCACCATGTAGTTTGATCTTACTAGCACCTACTGGACCCACACCTGGACACCCACCGTATCCATCACTAGAATCTCCAACCAAAGTTTGACGAAGGTGATTGACATCACTCAAGAAACGATCAACATGTTGAATGCCTTCTTCAGGTTTACTTGGATTATAGTGTTTGCCTGGAACTGTCTGAAGATCTTTGTCTACAGATACCATAACACAGTCTTCTTCAATCAAACATTCGTTGGTAGCAAGTATACCTAAGATATCGTCTGCTTCCAGATTCTCAATACAGTAAGTAGTATACTTCTCTGCCATTTTCTTTTTCAAAAACCCGATCAACATAGGTCCTGTTTTCTTTTGTCTATTAGCTTTGTAGCTAGATAAGATCTCATGTCTGAAGTATGTTCTACTAGGATCAGAGAAAGCCAGTACTATCGGACAGTCTTCTAAATCTAATCCCAGTAATGATGCAATCTCAGACTGAATTGTTTCAATAAGTTCTTGAACTTGAACCCATGCTTCCTCTCCATCTGCAAACATAGAGTAAATATCATCACTCCATTTGATAGCTACCTGTACTGCTGACCCTACTTGCACAGCAATAGTATCAGCATCAATAATAATAGTAGTCTTCATAGTGATCTCCATTAATGTGTTTCAGCCCAGTTCTTTCCAATCTTCCACTCCCCATCCAAAGGACAACGAACACCTAAATCCTTTCCAGCCTTTTTTATTGCCATTCGTGCTGCTTGTCCAAGAGGTTTGGCTATGTCTTCTGGACATTCCCATTGGAACTCATCATGCACGTTAACCACTAGCCAGTAATCTCTTTGATGTATCAAGTTGCACGACTCTTCTAGACCCTTCCAAAAGTTAATCAGCGTCTGCTTCATGATGACAGCACCAGCACTTTGGAACAAAAGATTAAGAGCACTGTGCTCTGATCTTATTCTTAACTCTCTTCCATCCAGACCAACCAAGTGTCCAGCAAATCTGAACTTAGTTTTGACCGCATTGATTAGATGTTCAAATGCAGGCATGTTACCAAAGAATTTCTTCTTCAACCTTTTTCCCTCTGTAATCTGTTCTTTATCAGAAGCATCTGGTAACGCAATAGACCCTAACTTCTGGAACCCTGCACCGTAGATCAACGCATATATAAATGTCTTGCTTTGATCTCTTGTTGACAGTCCTGCTGCCTTCTGGTTAGAAGTATGAGGATCTCCTTCTGTCACTGTTTCAATGTAGGATCCTTTGTCGTAGGGAGAAAGGTAATGAGCAGCACACCTAAGCTCAAGACCACTAGCATCAAACCCACAAAGCACATTGCCACTACTAGGAATAAATAAAGAACGGCACTCTTTCCCATAAGGATTGCCAACTCTAGGAACGGTCGCCAAGTTTGGCCTGACATGAGTAACTCTCCCACTAATCGCACCGTTCGTATTGCATCCACCATGTATGCGACCATTCTTGACCAAACGTAACCAAGCTTGTTCCCCTTCAGCCAACTGTCCAATCCGTTTCTCAATAAGAAACAACTGTGAGATATCTTTTGCTGGAGGATAAGGTAGATTTGATAACACTTTTTCGTCCACCTTCGCATGTCCATCATTCGTATACTCCAGTGGTTTCCAGTTATAAGTATTAATTAATAACTCTGAAACCTGTTGTCTGCTTGTAGGATTGAAAGGTACTTGTCTAGTTTTTCTCGGACCTTCAAGCAACTCACTCCGCTTGACTCCATTATCCTTAGCATCTTTTACTGTCATAAACTTACGACCTGTATTCTTTTCTTCCCAATATGCCAAAGACTTCATAGTCAATTCTCTTGCAGGAACATCAGCAATCAACTTGTTTCGCAGTATCTCTCTATCTTTGACCAAGCTACCATACAATGTTCCCCCCTTAACCTCATCAAAACCAAACCCATTGTCTTCCTGCTGATTTATGATATCAGCAAACGATTGCTCTAAAGACATGGCTCGTTTAGAATAACCTTTAGAAGAAACCAATTCCCACAACTTGAAAGTTATCTCAACATCACGTTCACAATAGGTCTGCATGTCTTGAGTCCACTCACCAAAATCTTCAGCAGCATACTCACCCTTTAACATTCCTAACCTATACCCCCATGATTTTAAACTGTGTCTCCCCCTTAACAAAGAAGGAACTTTTCCTTGATTAACATCTCGTTGATAGATGTCAGTCCAAATCAATCTACTACATACCAACAAATCTAGATGACCAATCTCCAATCCCTCCTTCTTCCGAAGATCTAAAGCTTCAGAAAACTTAGGACACAATTTAAATAAGATTGGTAAATCAAATCTAATGCTATTGAATCCAATAATAATCTCAGCTTTCGCCAGTCTTTCTAGTCCTTTCTCGATATTATAGTATGCTTTATCTTTCGCATAAGAATACACCTCTCCGTTATCTATATCTTTTATAACAAGAGAGTGTATAGTTGTAGCTTCTTCTAATAGCCCATCAGTTTCAGTATCGAAAACATACCTACGGAAAAAGGGGCTTTGCTTCTCTGCTTTCATTCTAGAAATCTCCTTGATCAGTATGTTCTTGTGTACGATTTGGAAACATCTTTGCTTCTTCTGTTACCTCATTTAATCTAGCAGTAGTACGATCCCATTTTAATTTTCCGCAAACTCCAGTGTCACCTGTATGTCTATTCTTTAATATGCGAATAATAGAAACGTCTTTCTCTTCACCATCCTCAGATTGTTGGTTTCGTTCTGCACTCAAAACTATATCACTGATCTGCCCGATAGCATGAGATCCTCTAAGCAGATTTAAAGAAGGTCTGCTAAGTCCTTCCTCCGTACTTCTCTCTGTCCTCCGTAAGTGGCTGACCAACATCAATCGACACCCTACATCTTGAACCAGGCTTCTTAGTTCAGTCATGGTGTTGTCGATCATCCTTCGTTCATCACCATCTGCTTGACCAGAGATCAAGATACTTAAATGGTCAATGAATACAGTCTTACAATTCAAACCTACAACCAAGTATCTGACTTTGTTTATCAAGTTGTCAGGATCAAGAGAACCATGATGATCATAGAGAAACCAATTACCTGAACCCAACGTCCTATCATATGCACCCTTCAACTCCTCCTCCTCAATAGGTTCATTCTCCAAGTGGATAGGTTTACTCAACTCAGTTGCCAGAATCCCTAAAGCGGTTCGTCTTAAAGATTCTTCGAGGGCAATGTAACCAACAATCTCTCCCTTACTAGCCCAGTAATGAGCCAATTCCCTGCAGATGGTTGACTTTCCTGTACCTGTAGCAGCAGTAATAGTCACTATCTCATGAGTCCTACACCCTAGTGTCATGTCCTGTAACTTAGACCAAGGGTACTCAATAGATTCTGTGCTGTTGGGAGTTGAAACTAATTTCCAAAGATCTCTGCCGTCTACAATACCATCAGGTCTCCATGCTCTGGTCTTGAATATACTGGCTACAAGTTCTCCTCCTCGATTACTCAACAACATTTCATTAGGATCTTTCAACGGAAGGGTGGCAATAAATGCTTTGCCTGGAGGTAGTACTGCTGCTGCTTTTGCCGCACCCTCTTGACCTTGGTCATCCTTGTCAAACATGAATACCACCTCTTTGAATGAGGATAGCCATTCAATGGATTTAGATACCGCACGGTCTGCATGGGCAGCACCATGAGGTACACTAACAACGGGCCATTTATGGGATTGGATCTTCGAGACTGATAGCGCATCAATTTCCCCCTCGACTATTACTATTTTATTTCCACCTGCTTTCCACAGATGTTGTCCATATAAACCTACGTTCTTGGAATCTCCTAACCATGTGAAGTCTTTGTTTGAATCTCTTAACTTTTGTGCTATGACATTTCCATTGGGTCCAATGTATTGAGCAACATGTACTCTCTTTCCTTGGAACCAACCAACACCATAGTTCCAAATCCTACAAGTATCTTCGTCTAAATTTCTTGGGGTAATATCAGAGAACTGAACATCTATCATGCCGTGTGTTTTTTGATGCATTGTAGCTGAATCTCCTTGATAGTATTTTGTAACACCCTTTCCATTATTTGATGCAGACTCGTAGTAAGAACAACCAAAGCAATAGGCATGACCATCAGTAAACCTTGCAAGGTTATCCCTACTCGAACACTTTGGGCAGGGTTCATGTCGTAAAAAGGTCGAGTTGTCCTCCCTTTTTCTTGAACTGTTTAGGATTCCTTTTTTCATTCAACCATCCTTGAGGTACTTTTTTTTCACACCATTTAAAACCATAACGATCACACCACTGCGCATAAGTAGTTTGACTCTGCCTACTGAGTTTTTGATTAGCTCGGCTAAACAAGAATCTGATATCCACATCTGGATGTTGTTCTTTTATACGCAAATGTTTAGCTCTATCGGCAGACTTAAACCAACCTTTGACCTCAATAAAGATGCCATTAGGTAGCGTAAAGTCAGGGACATAGGCACGGGTAGAGACATACTTTATTCTGCATGTCTCGTATCCGAAACCTATGTCCCTGTCAGTCAAGTTATCCGCAACATCTCGTTCTAAACGAGATCTAAAAAAGCAGGGATTAGAAGGGGACTTCTTCGGATTTTCCTTCTTCGCCCTGTACGGATAACGAGTCTGTCTTGACCTTGGTTTCTTCGATGTCCAGAATTTCTTCTTCATTATCAGCGTCCTGCTGCATAACAAATCCGGTTGTTTGTTTCTGGAAACCTAAACTCTCAGCACTCATTTTATTGCCACCCTCAACTAGCTCAATAATCTGAGCGGCAACAAGTCTGAATGTTACTCCATAAGTTCTGCCAGTCGGATTGACATAGGCACTCATGATGTAAGCTACTGCCAGTGAGGTTCCACTATAAGGGTTGATTCCAGAGATCCTATTTCCTGTAGAATCAAAGAGAAGAATACTCTTCTTGATTTCCCTTCCATCTCTTGTCCGAATAGTTGCCAATTGTTTGAACCGAGCAACCATATTACCAGTATCTTCACCATCCTGATCTACATCTGGAAGCAAAGGAAGATGAAGGCCCCACTTCTTTCTTGAAGGGTTGCCTTCTAAGTCTGCCTTCTTAAATTCCTTCGCCATAGCTGTAGCAGTCTGCTCAATTTCCTTTGCTTCCTGCTCTGTAATGATCAAGTCTACCTTGAAAGTACCACGATCATCAAACTTAGTATCAGGAATAACAAGATAGGGAAACTTTGCAGTACCGATAGGACTAATGTGCTGCACATCCTTTTTGCTTTTCACATTCGCAGACATTTTTGATCTCCTTAATAGATCAGAAGTTAAACAACAATAAAAATAATCGACAGACTCAAGTGCAACTAACTAAAAATCTCCTCTGTTAAATATTAAAGGTCGAATAGAAGGAGATAAATCCTTCTCCGTTACATCAGCTATCTCCCATAAATTTTCCTTTCTCAATAAGTAAGCTACCCTATACATTATAGGATTGCCTGGTACATACATACTTCTAAGTATAATCACATCAGTAGCTGGGATAGTAGAAGAACTGACCTTTCCCTTCGCCACAGCTAGCTCACATATTTCTGATGTTACCTTACTACCTGAAGCTTGTCCAATTCTTTTCGTTCTAAACAAAGTCATCACTAGCCACCTCACCCTGCAAAGTATTTAGAATGCAGTACTTTAGTTATATCTAAGTTACCATAAGATGGAAGAGAGGGTATAGGCTTATCACTTTGTTCTTGAAATTGATCGTGCAGATTTGAAAGTACATCTGTCTGGTAAACTTCAAGAAAAGATTCTCTTATTATCCTCCCTAACTTTTGCACGTTGCAAGCATGAGATGAAAAGGAATCATGTACCACACCAATATCATTGATCCCTAATTCTTTTGCCTTGACCATTGATAACAAAAGAACAGTCGCATCCAAAGCATGGATAACATTAGGTGCAATCCCGTTGATCTGACGGATAACATCAGGAACTCTGTTCTTTACAGGCACTTTAAGTGTAGACTTGCAACTACTCCCATCTCCTAAACTCAGTCTAATCTGTCTGGATTTCATAGCCTCATAATTTTGTTCGACCGGAAATCCAATAGGAGTTGTCCATTTAATAGTGGTTCCATTCTTTACTATAGCTCTGGCAACATCTCTTAACCAATTCATCCCCGACCTTGCTGCCACCACTACCTCTCCAATAGTATCCCAAGTGACATTTGCTAACCACTGTGAGGCTTCTGGTACTCTATCCCCAAAGGGATGTTCCTTCTTTTCGTTTATGGCATCAACAATAAAAGTACGATGACTATACTTCTTACTTCCGTAAGGGGTAGTCATAACAATTCTTTTAAGAACAGAACGATCAACACCAAACTTTAACCAAAGAGCAGCAAATTTTTCATTACTGTTTTCTTTCAGCTTTTTAGTTACTGCAGCAGCAACATCACTATAAATATCGTTAGGTAAATCAGAAGGTAATAGATTAGTAGAACTCCCTGAAACAGGATCCCTTAAAAGAGCAGCATAATGTTGTAACCCTGAACATGTTTGATCAATACTAATGGGAAGATGGGAACAGAACTTAGTGCCATGCTTTTGTACTCCTGCCCATTCATGACTCCACCTTAAAAATTGCCAAGGATCATCTGCCTCTAGCCACCACCTATTTAAGTAAGGATCTTTTGCACACCTTAAAATATCAGAGGTATTATCAGCAGTCCATTTAACCCTGTCGCCAAAGGATACTTTGTCGTAACCAAAAGCATTTGCCCCATGAATCGCCAACCACATTAGACCTTCATCGTTGCCGATAGGTAACCCTTTAGAGAACTGTAGGAGTCCTCTACATAAGTCACTTCCTTGTATCGTCAAAGGATGTGGTACTGTGTACACCCTACCCCTGAAGTCTAGCTGATGTGGGTAGTAGAATGTATCAGGACCATACCTTTTAGCAGTAGTAATAATCTGCATAGAAGCAATCCGTTTGCTCCTAGTCTTTATATTATCTTCCCATATCGCTGCAGCTTTTCTCTTCCAGATAATCCTAGCATCTCTATTAGTCTTTATATTGATCGGCTTAGGAGGTAGCTCCACATCAGAAGAAGATGGGAGTGCTCCTACTTTTCTACCTAGATGCCAGTGTTCTTCTACTATGGTTAAGGTTGGTTTGTGTATCTTCCACCCAACCTGTTGAAGATGATTGATACCTTCATATACTTTAGGCATCTTAACTTTGGATAGACTTTTAATATATTTCTTAGTGGTCCCTTTAACTAAAGGAAGTATCTCTAAGTCCTGAGAATGATAGCCCCCATTCTCTGGTGAACTCCATTCCTTCGGAGGGACTACACAAGGTAGGAATAGTGGAGACAACAATTCATAAAACTCATCGTATGCTGCAAGCCAAGAATCTAAGTCACTACTGGCAGTAAGTATAGGACCCTTCTTCCCCCGTTGTTCTATCAAAGGATGTTTTCTTTCAACAACTCCTAATGTAATTAGTATATCTAATAACACTGCCCCTACTCTTAGCTTAGTCTCCTCATTCCAAGGATCATAATTCCACTTGGTACTCCTCATTGCTTGAGAGATAACTTTATGCTTGTACCCTGGACTACTAGAATTTTTTATTCTATTTTTAATTGTCTCAAACAATCCTGGGTAATCAGTACGAAACTTTTTATACCTAGACTCTCTTTCTATCTCACCTCCAATCATGATAGATGCTCTTGTTACTGACCTC